GCGTTGAGAACTTGCTGCGGAAGTGTGGGTTCGATCCGTTCTTGGGGCAGACGGGCTTTGTTTTATGCCAAGCAATTAGAGCTTGTGCCATTGTGCCAGTTGGTTTTGATGTGTTAGTGTTTGTTGTCATTGGATGAATCTCCTTGTCCATGACTAGTGCGAAGCAGGGTGATTTGTTTGAAGCGAGTCACCCTGTTTTTTTAGTTTGTAAACTGCCCATTTCTTTTCGCCATCACCATCGAATGTACGCTCGATGTCGTGGCCTTGGGCGCGAAGGTCATGTATGCGTGAGGCTAGTCTGAAGCAGCCATATCTATTGAGTGCTTCCATTGGTGTGATCATCTTGCCCTCGTTCAAGTGAGCCAAGATAGTTTGTGTTTGATTAGCTAACCGCATTCTGGATCTCCTTTGTTACCATGCGAATAGAACCGTTGGCTGCGCGGCGCATTGCAAAGTCAGCGCAATACATCTCGCGGCAGTTGGATGGCATCATTTCTTTAAGACGCTTCTTAGCTTTCTCATGTGCAGCTGCTTTGTCTTTTGTAATTGTAAAGACCTCTGCGTCTGCCATGAATTGATTGTTGGTTGAAGCATCGATGGCAATCATGCTGTTGATAGGCACGGCGTCCATGCTGGGCAGTACGATGTCAAGGATGCCACGATCAGGCTCCATGTCATCTTTGACGTATGACCAGAACTTGATGATCTCTTGCAGCATGTCGTTTTGATAATGTCCGTCAGCCTCTACGATAGTGTGTTCGCGTGAGCGGTTGCCGAAGATGCAAGAAAACACCATGCGGTTGATCTGAGTTACCATCATGTAGAATTGAAGTTGCGGCATATAGCGTTCCAGCTGCTTGCCCATATTCTGGCGCTCGTTGGTGTGCTTGCATTCAACACCGATAGCACCGTACATGCCATCGAGTGTGGCGCGACATGGTACATATTCGATCTCACGCTCGTGTTGAAACTGGCGTGTGATCTTGACGTTCAACTGTTCTTCAAGTTCTTGGATATGAAACTCTTCGGTGTAGGTGCCAAGGCGCACAGCGAAGATGTCAGATAAATCATCAGGCTCGACACGCCCAGTCTTCTCAAGCCACAGGTCGTGCCACTCACCATTCATGATGCGGTAGCAATCACTGCCACCAATAAATCCCATGCGTTTATGCATATTCGTTCTCCTCTCTCTATATATATAGTGCATTAATGCAGTAGTATCAACCTACTTTGTGCATTTTTGCAGTGTTTCAAGCATGTTTTTACGAGTTCGTATTAGTCTTTCGTAATGCTTGTTGAACTCTGCAAAGGCAGGCCAGAAGGTTTGCTTCTTAGCGATGGTGTCTAGCACCTTTACAAAGATGTCTGCCGGCCAGTCGCGCATCTGGTTGGCGTATAGCTTGCAGCGCATGGCTGCATCTTGTGATGACTCGCCTGATGGCTTGACCATTAGCATCATTGTAGTCAGCAGCGACTTCTCCATGTCCGCTATTGGCATTGCTGACATAGACATTGTAACAGTTTGAATGGCAGCATTGATGTCAGGGGAAATCTTTTTTGAAAAAATAATTTCGAACCCACGATCTACAAAGTAAGGGTCGCCATCAGTTGGGAAACGCCAGTCACCCTTGTCCCTCAGACAGATCCCGTGCTGCGTCAGAGAAGAAAGAACCGCTATGTCTGTTGCTTGCGGTTCGTTTTCTACCAGACGAGCGACCGCCGCTGATCGTTGTGAAGGCGTTAGCATTACTGCACCAGACTCTGTATCGTGCATCCCAGTTGGCTTGGACTCTGCCATCTGCTTCCCAGTAATTTCTAAATTTAACTTGCTCAGTGTCATGATCGATCTCCTCACTGATTGAATTGCGCAGCGCATTACTAGCTACCCAGTCGTGCGGTATTGGGTATCTATTGTTATTAGGTTTACTTACTGGTTCGGGTCTACCTGCTAGACTAGTTTGGTCTAGCTGGTTGACTAGTAAGGTATAGGTGTTAGACCGCCGCTTGTTTTTGTCACGGTGTATGAAACCGTTACGTTCAAGGTAGTCTATTTTGTTGACTACTGTTTGACGGGACAGATGTGTGACCTTTTGTATGCGTGTGATAGAAGGCCAGCATTCTCCTGACTCGGTGTTTGCATGCTCTGCGATAACAAGCAACACGAGTTTGGCTAGTGCATCACCGACATCGGTTTTGTACACTGCGCCCATTAGTGCGAAAGACATTATTTCTTACTCCATAGCTGCTCCACAATGTGATCGGGTATAATCATTACCCACTTCGGATTGGTGCCATTGCCCCGCTTGAACAGGGCAACGTCACGATTATTTAGAACTGTGAATGGTGACGGGAAGCCGGATGACTTCCTGTATTTGACTTCGGCTACCAGTCGGTGTCCGTTGATCTCGATGATAAGGTCGCCAGAATACTCTCCTCCCAAGCTGCCGCTGAGAGGTTGCTTTTTGACTTTGATCTTCCAGTCTTTGAATAGCTTGACGAAGAAGTTTTCGTGGTAGTTTCCTTTTGCGCGAGCTTTGCTTGCCATGTGTCCCTCTCGTAGCAGTCAATGCAGACAACGTAGTAATCAGCAGGTTCGATAGACTTCAAAGGGCAGACGTAATACTGGTGCTTCACGTCACATACATCGCAGATTGCTGGCCTACCCCTGTTGATTTTTCTTGATTTCAACTTCACATTCCAATGCTTGCAGCCAACACAAGAACAAGAACCCAGAGGGCAGACGTTTGAATTGCTCCCATTTATGAATCAGACTTGAAGCGCAGCCGATGCGGTGGGCTAGTGCCTCTTGAGAGAGATCTTGCCTGTGTCGCTCTTCAACTAAGCGAGTGACAATCATCTGCCAGTTGGGGTCAATCACGACTGGCTGCTTGAGATGCGTGAAGCATTTCAATGGCTTGCAATACCTTTAATGCAGTTACAAATCTCATGTCATTGCGCTGCTGCGCTCTATAAAATGTGCTGGATGGTATACCCGCGTGATCAAATGCAGTGCGTAGATCTACGCTGTGGTTCACAGCAATTTTATTTAATGTTTGAAAATAACTATCCATAGATTTGTTGTACTGCATTTATGCAGGTTGTGCAAGAGCTGCACATGTGCAATACTGCATTAGTAATGGATGACTACATAGCAGGTCTGCGGTACTACTGTATTTATGCAGGAGAGTCCCGTGGAAGAAATAGAAAGAAGAACCATCCGTGTATGGATGCGTCAGGTGATGAACGAAAAGAAGTTCTCAGCTAACCAATGGGCTACGCTCGCTGGTACATCACCGACAAACATAACAAGGTTCTTGAATTCAGATAGCAAATTCCTGCCGTCTGCTAGAACATTAGCTAAATTGGCTAAAGTAGCTGGTTCATCCCCACAGTTTTTAAACAGTGCGCAGCATGTAAAAAAAATCGAAGTGCGTAATGTTAAAGGGGATGTTGTTGATATGATTAATGTTGATGATCCTACTCTGCAAGCCTACAAGTTAGGTGTTGTTACTGGCTATAGTATGGGCGGGGTCATGTCCTACTCTTATGTTGTGGTTCGCCCTGTTAATAAAGAATACAAAGACGGTGACGTTTTGCTTATTGAGGATGAAGATTACGGCTTGCTTGTTGGTGAAGTGCTTGGTGATTACATTATTCACAAATCATCAACACGCATGGTTCCAAGCAAGCCGCTTTTAGATCAGGTTATTGTCGGTGTAGTTACACAAGTCATAGCAAAATTTGACTAAGCATAGTTAGCACGATACTCCTGTTCTAGTTCCCAGTCACACTCGTCTGTGATTTGCGGAACGAACAGGGGTGTGCGCACACGCATCCAAGTAGCTGCATCATCGGGAAGAGTGTCATCTTGGATCGCGCTCTTCTCTTTTATATATGGACACTGAGCTTCGGAATGGATGTTGATGGTGTGCTTGACACCAAGCTCATCAACAACCTCTAGCACCAGTGATGTGCTGTCTTGCATTACAAAACGCTGAATGCTGATGCCGTTTGCAGCAGCTGATATTGCTAACTTCATAAGAATCTCCTTGATGTAGTGCGATGGTTACAGATTGGCTACCGTAAAAAATAAGAGGGGCAGGTGTTCGGAAATGACCTGCCCCTCTAAAGGGTGACTAACTTCACTGATTTGTCATGATGACCGAGAGGTGCAGTGTTGACGCTAGGCGCAGCTAGTCTGGCGATCGGCAACCTTTAATGCCGCGAGGAGGTGCCTCTCTAAAACTTCTCTAATACTTTCCATTCATTTGAAGACATGGCCTTGGCAATCTGCATGTCACGATTGCGTGTGGTGATTGCATCGTGTGCACGATTGTCTTCGGGATGTGATGCCCAGTGTGTGAGTGTGTTGTACAGCGCCCACATATTTGACCCGAGGGCTGAACATTCTTTGTCATACTGACGCATTAATGTTTCTAATTGCCGCTCGTTATATTTGAGGTGGCTGGTTGCTGTTGGGTACAAACAGAGGCGTGTCTTTAACCAGTTCTCTACAGCCTGACGATGATCACGAAGAC